ATTATTAATAATATCGTGAACATTAGTAGGTATAAAAGAAGATTCAAATAATTCACTAGATTTTGGAATATCATGTATGTGATTAATATTTTTAATATTTATTTCATAAATTTTTTTATCTTGTAATTTTAATTTGTGTAAATGTTTATTTGCTTCATCAAAATCATTATATAATTTATATAACACATTATCAAACTCCTTATTTGTATTTTCTGAACTAAATGTTTTTTTATTACTTTCTTTTCTACTATATAATTTTAACTTATTAGTGTTAAAATGAAATTGTTTATTATCTAAAAAATCTATGTAGTCTGTAGTTAAATTAATAAATTTCATTATATATTATATATATTGAAATTTACTTTACATACTTTTATTTATTAATGTTTTACGATATCTCATTAATTCAAATGATGTAACTGGTTCTTTCTTTACTTGATAATTAACTAGTTTTGCCCTTTTTGTTTCTTTCAGCATTTCTTGTAAATCTTCATGTTGAGTAAATTTGGCCTTTATTGCCCGCTTTAATAAATCACCATATCGCTTATCATAATCTTTATCTCGTATTAATCCTTTTACTGATTCTTTCATTTTAGTAATGTCCTTTGATTCATCTTTTCCACTTACTGTTGATAAATTATTATATATATCCTTATTATTTTTAAATTTATTTGCGTTCATAAAATGTTCAACCGTTAACCATTTTTTTTCGTCTAATTCAAATTCTTTTTCATACTTATCAGATAATTGTTTTCTCCAATTAGTAATAGTTTGTAATTTACCATAATCTTTTATTTTATTAACAGGTATTGTTTCACCTGGTCCTTTTCCTGGTATAGATTTGCTAGATGATTTTTCATAATATTGAAATACAACATCTTCATCAAATAAATCACCATTTATTTCTATCGAATCTATTTTCTCATCATCGTCTTTATCTTTATCTTCATCCTTCATTTTTTGAAATTCTTCAATTATACCAAATGGTCCTCTATTATTTTCACAACATTTTTCGTATATTTTATTTTTTAATTTTTTTGGCAAATCTGTAAACGAAAATGTTGTATTAGAATTATGTATAATTAATTTATAATGTAAACCTTCAAATTGTAAGATTATATAAAATTTGGGTGAATAACCTCCTTGTTTTGATAAGTTATCATCATTTAATTGTCCACATAAAATAACATTATTTAAATCACCTTGAATATAATTTTCATAAGATAACATAATTAATTTTATTTTTAATTCTCTCTCTATAATTGAAATAGCTATTGTATCAGCATAATATTCTGATGTTAAAACAAAATCTTTTAATTGTTGTGTATTATTAATATCTTTCATGAAATAAAAATCTTTCATTAATTCTTTACTTAATTCATTTTGTTTTTTATATTCTTTAAATTGCTCAGATTGATTTTTCCCTTCGGCAATAGTTTCTAATTGTTTTGTTCTATCCTTTTCGCTTTGTAGTTGTTTTTTTAATTTTCTATTTGTACTGTTTATTTTTTTCATTTGTGATTCATTTTCTTTTATACTTTCAAATATCATATTATAATTTATTTTATATTGTTCATAAATTTCATCAGTGATATTAGTACTGACTATTTTTCTTAATTTTTTAACTGTTGTAGATTCTCCTTTTCTTTGTTCCAATGCTAATCTAATCGCATCAAAAAAACAATCCCCATTCGTTTCAGTATCTACAATATCATATTTTTGATCCTTCATATATTTTTGAATCCATAAAGCATCATCTGAAATTTCATCATCCGTTTCTTTATCCTCTTCATCATTTTTTGTATCCTCTTCCTCTTCATCATTATTTATCGCATTCTTATTAATTAAAAATCTATCTGTTTTTTTCTGCTTTGTTTTTTCTTTACTATCTTCTTTATCATCTATTTCAACATCACTTACTTCTTCTTCGCTATCTTCTTCACTATCTTCTTCACTATCTTCTTCGCTATCTTCGTTATCAGAATCATAAGATTCAGTGAATTGTTTTAAATATTTATTATCTACGAATGAATATAATAGTGGCTCTCCTAATTCATCTAAATCTACATCACCATCCTCATCTAAAATATTAGGTAATTTATGACTATATATTTCATATACACCAATTTGATTAAATACCCTATCGTCTTTTAATAAATAAATTGGGAAATAAATAATATTTTTATTTACATAACTATATTTCTCCTTACCTATAGCAATAAGTAATTCAAAATCTCTAATAGTAACTGTATAACTTATTGCGTTATGATCAATATCTTCGTCATCTAATCTCATTTTTTCAGCATAATTAATATTTTTACTTAATTTTGATACAACCATTATTATATATAATACAATTTTATTTATTATATTTTTTTTTGTAAATTTATAACTTATCTAAAACAACATTATCTCCTTCAAATATTTTTAGTTTATATATATCCTCTTTATCTAATAATTTTATGTCTTCGTGTTCAATCATTTTTAAATTTTCTTCGTCTACAATTTTCCCTTTAAAAAAACGACAAAAATATTTACTATCATAAAAATATGAATAAACTTCACATTCTATTTCTATTTTTAAATTCAATTCCTCAACCCATTCGCGCTTTAAACATTCTTCAATTGTTTCATTTTTTTCTAATTGGCCACCAGGAAATTCCCAATAACCTTGATAAAATTTATTAGAGGGTCTTTTTCCCATTAATATTTTATTATTTTTATTATACATTACTCCACACGCAACTTCAATCATAGCATATTTACTTATTATAAATATACTTAAATATTTTTAATATAAATATTTATATGCGTGAAAATAATAATGAATCTTCGTCACTAGAAGAAATACCAATTCAAACTAATAAACTAACTATACATCATCCAGATACAATAGGATATATAAATCCTGAAATGAATGAACAAGTACCAACAATAAATAGGTTTGAATCAATTATTGAAAATCAATTAAAAATTGAAATTTACAATACAGCAAGAATGGTAAAGTTTTTTAGTATAATCGATATGGGTTTTATTATATTACAATTAGCAGCCTCTATTTATTTAAATAATATAAGGTGGGTTGTTTTTTTATTTTTTCCTTTATGTTATTGTGGGTATCATGGTGCAAAGAATTATAATAAATCCAATATTATAGGTTATTGTGTTTATTTATCAATTATGACTGTATTATACTTAGCAATCGTACTTGCTTATTTTAATTTTTTTTATTTAATCCTTTTTTTTATCGAAATCTATATACTCAACTTTACAGCTAAATTAGTTAGATTAATGTCTACAGTAACATATGATAGCATAGAATCATTACAGAACGGATGGTGTCCAGAGCAAGAGTTTGTTGTTTTATATTATTATTAATTATAATTTAATTGTTATTTATAATTAAATAGAATTTATATTTTAATTATAAATGGAAAATACATCAGAAAAAAATATTGTTAAAAAAGATTCTAACGAATTATTGTTTGAGCAATCTATTAAAAAGGGTAATAAAATATTATATGAAAACGAATTCTTCCGTGATTTTATTAGTTTGATGCATAATATCGAGTTTGATAATTTTTACAAAAAATATTTCCAAAATTGCTCTGATATTGAAACAATGATTTTTTATATGAAATTATATAAAGCTATTGAATATGGATATTCTACCAAATTTAACACAATTATTGACCCCAAATTAATGACCTTTACATTACATAAAATAATGACTACAACACCTTTACGAAAGGCTGCTATGAAAACTTTCAGAAATTTTAAGGATTCTTCTATTAGTGATAAAGAAATATTTTGTCAATTACTTGATTTTACATCTATATCAAATGAAAAATTATTACTTAATTAGTAGCATATTCTTTTAATATTTCTAAATTATTTTTACCGTTATTATCATAATTCCAGGATATTTTTAAATCACAACACCATGTATTACTTTTTTTATATTGAGATAAAACATTATAAAATAAAACATCATAAGTTGATCGTAGACCATTCGCAGCTGAAATTTTTGGATAAAATGATTTTCTTATAAAACCATCAACTTTAACATTTGATTCAATTAAATATGCTTTTGATGTCATATTTATATACCCATTAGTATCATCTTTTATATCATTACTTACCATCATTTCATTTTCATATTCCTTGTATGGTTTAATAGCACCACTGCTAAATTCATCATCTACTAGTATATCTATATTGTCTTCATCTACAACTTCACCATCTATTACTCTAAACAATTCTAAATATTCTTCGTTAGAATTAGTAATTATTTTATTTGTTAATTTTTCTATTTTTTTATTTGTATCATATATTTTATCATTTTTATCTTTTACATTTGTTACTCGTTTTACTATTTGAACTATCCATCCTGTTATATTTTTTGGCTTAATATCAAATATTCTTATATAACTATAATCACCCCAATAAGGATTTGGAACTGTTCTATTGTTAAAAGGATGGTTTCCACTTTTTATTTTTAATATATAACTCATTTATATATATTAAAATATTATCATTTTATTGTTATTTTGTTTTTCTTTTTGTTTATTCTACGAGATTTTCTTTTTTGCTTTTTGGATCTCCTAGATTTCTTTTTAAGTTTTTTTGATTTTTTTTTAGTTGATTTTTTATTTTTGCGTCTTTTATAACCACCTCCCACTGCCGATACATTTGTTGTGGATTGACTTATTAATGGTGGATCAAGTTGCCATGTAATAGTCCCATCTGTGTTGGTAATTCGTTTAATTTGTCTTATAAATAACAAATCATTTAAAGCATTTACTGTTTTGACAATGATTCTTTTAGCATATGGTGCGGTTGTGCTTGTACCATCTTCTAAAATTAATTTAAATCGAAACGGTGGAAAGTTATCAGGATTCTTCGGGTCCCAACCCACTAGTTCTAATTTTAATTTGCTTCTAACATCATGAACATTGTTTGGATATCCTTGTCGGTGGTTTACTGTTCGCAGTGTTCCTTGAGTGTGTGCCATACTTCTGTTGCGTCCTTGAGGATTAAATGTTGTATCATGAATACTTAAATGAAAGTTTTGAAAGTCACTATATTGACCAGATTGTGTAAAACTTATATATAAACCAGTTTGACTTAATTTAAGTTTTACATCTATCGCATTATCTATGCCCAATTCGTCATTAATATCATTGATAATTCTATCTATTATATTCTGTCTTAATTGACTGCGCAAATGACCCGGATTACCACCTGGACCGCCCGGACCTCTTCCACCTAATGATTGTGTAAATAATTCTTGTAATCCTTCTATCATTTCTAGTTTTTTTTTATCAGTAAATATTTGTCCACCTCTTTGGGTTGAAATTTTTTTATTTGAATCATATGAAAAAGAATGAAACGGTATTTCTACAATACCAAATAAATCTCCGTTGGATTCATCTAATTCATAATCAACTGGTAAATTAAAAATATTTCCATTTCGTGTTTTAAAATCTTTTCTATCTATATCTTCTATTTCCATTATTTATATATATATATTAATGAAGGATAATAAATTTTTTATAATAATCATCGTCCAATAAACATTCTAAATAATAGGCAAATAGTTTTCGCTGGATAACTATTTCTTTATTCTCTTGATCCATTTCAAACAACACAATATCATTAATTAATAGTTCCTTTTTCCGAGTTTTTTTGATCTTATAATAATCCGCGATTTTTGTTAATTGTTTGTGTGTATAATTTTCGTTAAAAAAAAGATAATTTGCCATAAACTCATTTTCATCAAACTCGTATTTATTTTTCAATTCTTCTGTTAGTAACTCATCTAATTCTTCATGTGTAATACAATTTTCATACTTATTCTTTTTTTCTACAATACAAATATTCATTATATTTATATTGTAGTTTTTTCTTTAAGATTTATTTAAATTATCATATAAATCCATGTATTTAAATACAACTTTATTACATAACCCGGGTTTATCTTTTACTTTTAATGATTTCATATTGACAACAAATTCAGTTAATTCATCATAATTATCGCTATTCCATTCTTTAATATTATTTTTAGATTCTGTAATTAAAATAAATAAATTTTCGGTTATTTCACATAATATATTTTTTTTTGTATCTTCATTCATCATTTCTCTAGTTAAATCAATTAAATACTCAATCATATTGTATGTGATATCAATCGAAAGTACATCTAATTTCTGTAAATTAACTACAAATGATGTAAGAGCACGGGTTGACTCATTTAATTTATTATTTCTACAATATTGCTCATAATCCTTATCTGGATCACAATATTCAATATTTTTAAATAATTCTTTATATTCACCTATATGTTTATCCATTACATCAGTCATACATGAATAAAAATAAATTAAATCCTTATATAGTTGAGCATAAAGTTTGGAATAAAATTTATTATTACTAGCTATTTCAAAAATTAATGCAACCACTTTATTTTTATCTTCATCGGAATATTCACTTTTAGATAATTCACTCATTAATTCTAAAATTTTATTTTTTTGCTTTTCATAATGTTTGTCACTGATCTTATTTAATTCACAACGAACACTATCTAGTAAACTATCTACCCCTTCCTTTTTAATTTTTTCAGTTGCTTGAAAATTCCTAATAGCAATCCAATCTTCATCATTAATTTCTGGATTTTTCTTTTTCCTTTTTCTATCTTCCTGTCTCTTCTTATGAAATATAGGTGTTTTTATATAACTAGGAGCACCTACTTTATCACTTATTGAATTAATAATTTGTATAATTTCATCGGTTATTATATATTTATTATCCAATGACTTTATTTTATCAATATCAGACAAGGTATATTGCATGTTATTTAAAACACTAGTCATTTTTATACAGTATTATTAATACATAATTTTATATCAATTTTTTATTATATTATATTATTATTACTTAAATATTTACATACATAAATAATAATGAGCATGATTAATGAAAATAACGAAAATAACGAAAATAATGAAAATAACGAAAATAATGAAAATATAAAAGCTATAGAAAAGTGGGATGAGATAGAAGATTTAAAAGAGAATTTATTAAGAGGCATATATGCTTATGGGTTTGAAAATCCAAGCCCAATTCAAAAAAAAGCTATATTACCTATGTTAAGTGGCAATGATGTAGTTGCTCAGGCACAATCTGGAACAGGAAAAACAGGAGCATTTTCAGTATCTACATTACAAATAATAAACTTAGAAGAAAATAAATCACAGGCTTTAATAATGGCTCCTACAAGAGAACTAGCAACGCAAATTTCTGGCGTAATTGAACATTTAGGAAGTCATTTTGATAATTTAAGAGTTCAACTACTTGTAGGAGGTACAAGTATAGACGAAGATGTATATAATTTAAAACATAACACGCCTCATATTATAGTAGGATGTCCAGGTAGAGTTCATGATATGATGAAGAGAAACCATGTAAAAAATAAAGATATAAAATTAATTATTTTAGACGAAGCTGATGAAATGTTATGTGTAGGATTTAAAGAACAGGTATATAATATTTTTCAATTTTTAAATAAAGATGTTCAAGTAGGATTATTTAGTGCGACACTTCCAAATGAAATTAACTCATTAACTGATAAATTTATGAGAAATCCTATTAAAATTTTAGTAAAATCAGAAATGTTAACATTAGAAGGCATTTCCCAATATTTCATTGCTTTGGAAGATGATAATCAGAAATTTGCTGCATTAAAAGACCTATTTAATACAATATCAATGTCACAATGTATTATATATTGTAATAGCATCAAGAGAGTTCAGGAATTATATGATGCTATGGTAAAAGAAAGTTATCCTGTTTGCTGTATCCATAGTGGCATGGAAAAGGAAGACAGAACAGCATCATATAAAGAATTTAAATCTGGACAAAATAGAGTATTAATTTCTTCAAATGTTACAGCTAGAGGGCTAGATGTACAGCAGGTTAGTACTGTTATAAATTTTGATATTTCAAAAGATGTACATACATATTTACATAGAATAGGAAGAAGTGGGAGATGGGGTAGAAAGGGTGTAGGTATTAATTTTATCACAAGAAGAGATGTACAAATGTTGAAAATAATTGAAAAGCATTATAGTACACAAATAGAAGAATTACCAGCAAATTTTATTTCTAATTAAGTTTAATTATATAAATATTTTTAACCTATATAATTAAACAATGTCTGATTGTGACACAAAAATGTATAATATAAACAATTGTTCCACTGTATTTAAATTACCAATTAATTATTTGGAAAATAAATCTACATTAGAAAAGAATATTCATTCTGATTTAGAATTAACAGAATTAAAAGATAATTCTAATAATTGTTTATACGATAATGTATTTGAGCCTACAAATACTTTTAGTAAAATCACAACTAAACTATGGAGTGAACATTTTACAACAGATGTTAATTTTTTAAAAGATTCTCAACAATTATATAAAAATATAAGAAATGTTAAAAAAATAGAAAATGAGGATATTGATGAATTAATTAACATATATGATGAAATAAAAAATGATTATAGCTTTAAAGATAGATATAACTACATAGAATGGAAATTTTTAGATCATTTAAATTATAATCCAATATTTCTATTAATTTTAACTTTAATAAATATAACAAGTCCTTTATTTTCATTAATTTTACCTATTATTATTTTATTTATTCCATTAATTGTTTTAAAAATACAAGGTTCCGAGATTACTTTACAAAAATATGTTAGTTTATTAACTTTTTTTGGAAGGATGATACCTCTAGTTAATATTATTAATTTCAAACAAATGTCTATTGATAAAAAAATAATGACCTCTGTTTCTACTGTAATATACTTTTTTTCAATCTATCAGAATATTATGTCTGTATTCAGGTTTCATAAAAATATGTATATTGTTCACAAATACTTAGATAAAATAAGATCGTTCAATTCTCTAAGTATTGAAAACATTGATAATTTTTTAGTTTACTCTAATAGCTTAGAATCATATAATAAATTTAATGATGATTTAATAAAACACAAAAATGTATTAGTAGATATAAATAACAATTTAAATAATATTACTCCTTATTCGTTAAGTTTCACAAAAGTATTTGATCTAGGTAATGTGATGAGTTATTTTTATACTATTTACAACAGCGATATTCTTAATAATTCTTTATTATATTGTTTTGGATTCTATGGATTTTTAGAAAATATAACAGCTATGAAAAATAATTTAACCAATAAACATCTCAACATTTGTAAATTCTCAAAAAATAAGATTTCTTTTAAAAAATCTTTTTATGCTCCGTTAAAAAATGATAATCCTATTACAAACGATTTTTCATTAGATAAAAATATAATTATTACCGGTCCAAACGCAGCTGGAAAAACTACCATGTTAAAATCTACATTATTCAATATTATACTAAGTCAGCAAATTGGATGTGGATTTTATGAATCAGCGAAAATAAAGCCATTTGATAATATACATTGCTATTTAAATATTCCTGATACATCAAATAGAGATAGTTTATTTCAAGCAGAAGCAAGAAGATGTAAAGACATTATTGATGTAATTGATTCTGATAAAACAAAAACCCATTTTTGTATATTTGATGAATTATATAGTGGAACAAATCCATATGAAGCAGTAGCCAGCGCCTTATCTTATCTTTCATATTTATGTAGTAATAAAAATATTAAGTTTATATTAACAACACACTATGTTGAGTTATGTAAAAAATTAGATATATTACAAAAACATAATATAATAAATAAACACATGAAGGTGAAGTCAGATAGTAACGGAGATTTTAATTTTACTTATAAACTAACTGATAGAATATCAAATATTAAAGGAGGTATTAAAGTATTAAAGGATTTACAATATCCTAAAAAAATAATTGATTATACTGAAAAATATATTAATAATTTAAAATAAGTTTAATTAACAATTTAAATATATATTTTGATTATAATAAAATGCCAGCTTTAGAGACATCTCAATTTTGGACCCCCATGATATTATGTGTTGCGATCTCATCTATTTTTGCTTTATTAGTATTATATTATTTTAGACAACAAATAAATACTTTAGACCATAAAATTAATTCTATGTTTTCTTTAATTACTAGTATTACAAATGAATTAAATAGAATTACCATGCTTCAAACTGGAGGAGATATGAATTTTGAATCAAATATACAACCAGGATTACAAGCTTCCCAAATTGAAGTATCAGATGACGAAGAGGAATATGAAGATGATGAGGATGAAGAAGATAATAAAAATACAGATTTTTTAAATAAAACTGTTTTATTAACATCAGCAGATTTAAACATGGAAGATGATGACGAAGATGATGACGAAGATGATGACGAAGATGACGACGAAGATGACGACGAAGATGACGACGAAGACAGTGACGATGAAGACAGCGATGATGATAGTATTGAAGATA